ACCTCGTTACCTGCCCAGTTTGAATCGTGGGTGGTAAACTTAGGAGCTTCGTTAATGTTGAATGCCTGAGTGATTCCACTAGTGGGTACTCCACTAAGTCCAGAAGCGCTTACAAGAGTGAGTTGAGTATTGGAATCAACAGACTTGATGACTCCACTACCATAAGTACCCATGGTGATGACTTGACCAGCAGCAACAAGACCAGAATCAGTAAATGTTGTGCCAGATCCAGTAACTACACCTTCAGCTGTAATGGTTGTGACGTTACCAGTTGCGTATACACTATCGTTGTTACCCCAGAGAGACATGTTAATTCCCCGTTAAATTCTTATGTATATTGATATTTATAAAAAAAGGAGACCTGTAAATAAGGTCTCCTTACTAAAGATCACTCTTCTCTGGCTTTGATCGCTTTTGTGACAACTTCAAGTAGTTGATCGTCCATGTCAGTCTTGGTCAGCTTAACCGCTTTACCCAAGATAACAAGACAGATCTCAACCAACTTTTCACCGAGTTCTTCGTTTTCTGGAATTTTGGCAACTGCATCTTGAATTACCTTTGTTGCGAGTGGGAGTAAAAATGAAAGCATGATGAACCTCAAAAAATTTATAGACAATCATATTTATGTTCGGGATGAATTATATTCTCCGTATGCATAGGGTTCTAATTCATTCAATATTTTAGTTAATCTTTCATATTCAGAACGATCATATGTATTACCAAGCATATTTCTTTGGTACTTTCTCACAATCGTAAAAACTTCTTGCCATTGTCTTTGGTCCATATCACTCCACCAGGGTTCCGTGTGCTCTTCTTATTTCACGAAGTTCTTCAAAATTCTTTTGTTTGGTTCCCCCATCATACGCCCAGGCGTATCCCTCTTCGATCATTCTTTCGTTGAGGGACAACTCGGAGTCTCCGACGTAGAGCCAACCGAGAAGACGCCCATACTTGCCAACCCCGCCAACAAGCTCAGTGCGGATAACGAGATCGTCAGACCCATCAAGTACCTCCGCAAGTCTTGTTTCCAACCAATGTGTTGCGTCATAACCAAGTGCTTTTTCTTCAAGGTCTCTTGTTCTTTTTTCCGGGGTGTCAACACCAGCAACTCTAACTCTTTCTTTTTTATAAAGATCAAAACCGAGATCAATCGTGACATCGATTGTGTCTCCGTCAACTACTCTATCTATGTTGATCACTCGGAAGTTGTAACAACTCTTCCGACTTGGTGGTGTCATCGCTCCCATTTTCTTCTAGTTCCTTAAATGATAGGCGTAAAATATATATAACACAATATAACGTAAAAATAAGTCCGCAACCAAGAAGGATGATTACGGACCATACTGGGTTATTTACATCATTCACTGGCATAAGAACAAGATTCATAGATTAACAATTCCAAGCTCTAAGGGACTTATTGATTCTGGAGTCAGGATCGTTTGCGGTCTTCTTACTAGTTAGTTTAGCTTTCATACCAGACATTCTGGCACAGAATGATGCACGACGAGGGTTACCAACTTTTTTAGAAGGTGCTTTGAGATCAGAACCAGGGTTTTCTCTTTCGTATGAGCGGCGACCTTTCTCGTTTAGGCCACCGCTCTCAGACTTTCCCGATTTCTTTGTCCAAGCAGCACCCTCATCATAATATTCCTGTTCATCACCATCCTTCTCGTTTCTAAACTTCTTAGATAGTTTCTTCTGAACCATATCAGTAGTCATCTCACCACCTTTCTTTGCGGCAAAGTCAACTGCTTTCTTTCTTAATGCACCCTTTGCAGCCATACCAGCACCTCTTGCAGCAATTCCTCTTGCTGCAGCGCCTCCAACAGCTCTTGCAATCAAAGGAATTGCAGCAGCTAATGGTGCTGCTTCATTAACTTTTTCTTCACCCATGTTTGGATTGACTTCAACCTTATTTTTCTTTTTAGTTACATCAATAATTTTTTCTTTTGCTTGTGGCTGATCGATCTCATAAAGAAACTCTTCTCTCCAATTAGAGAACTCATAATTCTCCTTTTTAGTATCCTTTACCTCTTTATTTCTTTCATCTGCTTCCTTTCTTGCTTGTCTCTTTTTCCAAGCATATTTGATACCTGCTTTTGCAGTTCCACCAATTCCTCTTGCAATGTTACCGACGTTACTCACGGCAGCGCTAACATCTTCAGTATCCTTTCTACCACTACCTACATTTGTTTTAGATGACCAAGCTTGTTTGATGTCACCAACCAACTCCTTTCTTCTTTGTTGTTTTTCCTTTTTCTGTCTCTCAATCTCTTTTGCTTTTGATTTCTCTACACTTTCTTGTTCCTTTTGAGCTCTTTTTTGTGCCTGTGCTTTTTCCTTTTGTTTTTGTGCGTCTTGTTTTTCAATTTTTCTTTCTTTACGGGCTCTTACCTTTTCTTCTCTCTTTTCTCTTTCAGTTTGTTGAATAATTTTAGCAGCCTTAACTCTTGTAGCACCTCTAATAGCTTCTGCTCTTTCTGCACCAGTTTTTGCAGACTTACCTCTCTTTATATCCTCTTTTGCCTTTTCTTTCCTATCATCCTCATCTCTCATCATCTGATTAGCAGCAACAGATACTTTTGCTGTCCTCATCCTAGAAGCTTGAATCTTATTCTTTCCTTCCCTTCTAGCTTTTTGCGCCATCAGTCTTGCGTCAGAAGCTTCGGCAAGAATCTTATCTACCAATGAAACTTCTTCTTTGGTTTCTTTCTTCTCTGGAAGACCTTCATGTTTAGTCTTTGCAAAATCCTTCGCGTCCTTCTTAGACATACCAGATGCAGCCTTTGCAACCTCAGGAGATGCAGGAGTCTCTCCCTTCTTAGCAGCATAAACCATACCCATGAATCTCTGTTGTGCTCTACTTAGAGACTTTTCTTCAATGTTTTCAACCTCTTCAACATACTGAGAACGGTACTTACCACCAGTTTTCTTGTGAGTATCTTCTAGTTCTGCCGCTCTTGCGTCAGCATACTTTTTACTCTTTACTGGTTTGCCGACCTTCTTCTCCTTCTTACCTTCCTTATCATAACCCATTACTTGATAAGGCATTTCATCAAGTAGTTCAACTTCTTCTTTCTTAAGTGCAGTCTTAGCAGCACCCCTGAAGTGATCTGGTCTAACACCCACTTTTTCAGCTTGTCTTACTACACTTGCGGGAAGATCTCCAGAATGTGCAAGTCTAGCGATACTGCTAGCGATTTCTTCTCTACCTTTTCTAATTGATTGAACGTTATCCTTACGTTCTTTAGCCTTTCTCTTGTCTCTACCAAGATATCTGTCTACCATGCGAGACATACGAACGGATCTTTCATCAAGTTGTTCACCTTCTGGTTCAAAAGAGTTTTTCTGTAAAGAACCATCAGGTTTACGCTTCACGGGTTTGTGTCTACCAGGAAGTTCACCTGTACTCAAGTTGGGTTTATGTTTTTCATAATCTTTTCTTTGTGATTCTGGAGTTGGAAAATATCCAGACTCATCAACAACTTCAACTTCTTCTTGGCGAAGTGACTTACGACGCTTCTTCTCAATCTGCTTACGAGTAAGAACTTCTCCTTGACCACGATTAGCATCGGGATCCCAGTTATTAGGAGGAGTGTATTCTATTTTACTATTCTTAAATGTCTTAATGTTGTCTCTTACACGTTGAGTACGTTGCTTATTGCTCATACGACGTGAGTCTTCATCAATAACTTCAACTTCTTCCTTCATTCTCTTTGCCTTTGCTTTGGCAAGGAGTCTTTCTTTCGCAGACTCCTGTTCAGACTTAGGGATATTAAACATATCTCTATCAGTCTTAAGTCTCTCTTTAGGAGCAATAATCTTAGATCTTACTTTTCTGCGATTTAGAAGATATGAATCGGTTTTATCCGAATCTCCGTCGTTATCAATATCTTCGTCTTCTTTACCTACTGGATCCAAACCTTCTTTATGAAGATCCATAAGGATTTTATCAGCCTTTAATGCCTGAGCAATAGGACTTCCAGGACGCATTGATTTTTTCTTTTTATCTGATTCTATAGCTGCACCCACAGCAGCTCTCTTCTTCATCAAATAGTTGTCGGATTCGTCTTTTTTTCCATCATTGTTCACGTCCCCGTCTTCCTTACCAACAGGGTCTAATTTTTTAGATTCTAAAATACGGTACGAAAATTCTTCCCAACTAGCCATTTAACTATTAAAACACTGCTAGTTTTATTTATTCTTTTTAATACCCCGTTTAAATCTATCATAAATTGAAGGAACTCCAACTCCTGTAAAACTTCTTACTTTTTCTCCGGGAGTTAATTTCTGAACATATTCTCTATATTCATCAGTACCTACTTCATGCGGATGATTTTCTACAAGATCTCTCAACCAAGACTTAAACATTATATTATCTTCTGTGACAGAGATTACATAATTTGTACCTCTTCTAATTACCTCTCCAACAAATCCAGTGTTGACATTTTCAACAATGTCACCAACTTTATAAACACCATCGACTAGGTATGCATCACGCATTCCTTCTTCATCGAGTTTAGGTGCTACTTCCCAAATTTCAGTTTCTTCACTAATTTCCATAGATCTACGAAGAACATTGAAGAGTTCGAGTTTCTCCATGTTACCGAGTGTATCTGGAACACCCTTAGCGAACTTAATAAAGTCACCTTCTGCAGCTGCAAGTCTCAGTTTTGATGCTGACATTCCAGTTACATCATCAGAATCTGGATCTCTATCTCCGGCAGAGACTACTTCCAACTCCTTGAAATCATAAAGTTCTCCATTATATTTGTGTGCAAGACCTTGAAACTCCCCAAGTCTGTCTGCACCAACCATAATTATTAGATTATCATGACCCTCACCATAAGCCCCAGTCATAACATTGAAGATAGTCTTTGAACCCTTGTCATCAATAATATTATCTGCATAGTCTGGAAACATCTGACGCATATATGATATCTTCATATCAGGAGTCAGAGGATTTTTCTTCTTGTCTTGTGAACGTGAAGGATAAACTCTAAGTTCATAACCTCTCTTATCGGCTTCTTTTGCTGCACGATCTAGAAGTTTTTGGTGACCAATTGTTGGTGGATTAAATCTACCGAATACTACAACAACTCCAGGTGCTTCTGGAACTGGTCTCTCCACAGGAACCTCTTCTTCGGCCGGTTGTTCTTCTGGTGGAAGTTCTTGTTTTGTTTGTGTTTGTTGTTTATTAGCTTGAGTGTTTACTTGTGGAACCTCAGCAGCTGCTTGTGCTTTTCCTGTTGGAGTTTCCAATGAAGGAGAATCTTTTCCTCCAGGAACATCATTCTTACCAAAAAACTTTAATTCTCCATTAACAGTCTTTGCTACAAATTCACCATTTTTGTCATACCAACCGCCATGACCATCTCCCGTCAAACCGAGTCTTTTCGCTTCGGTAGACGCAGATGTTTCTCTAGCTTCAGTTAAGAAATCCGTAAACTTTTTCATTCTAATAATAGTTAGTATTCCTTTACCTATGTTTATTTATCATTTAAGTTGCGGTGCATATGCGGCTTTACCCGCTTCTACATAGAATTTCAATTCCTTAATTTGAAAGTTTTCTCCAGAACCAGCAGTTCTTTTTTTAAATCTTAGTTGGAATAATTCCTTATTTAAAGGTTGTAATACAAACTTTAACGTTTTATTAGAACCTCTACCAGACTCATCAACACGTATTAATGTTGTGTTCTGTTCCAATTCATTTATATGTTCTACAGTGATCTCTTTGATTTTAGTTTTATCAATATCAACTACGTTTGCTAGATCTGAACCAAAAGTGACATCTCTAAAAAGTTGAAAAGCAGCACCTTTAAATGATGCAGAGGATGATTTATCAGATAAACCAGATAAAGTGTCATTGTATAGGTTATTAATAGTATTAACCTTTAATCTTTTTTCAGCTGGAGTTCTTGCAGTTGCCAACTGTTCACCCAAAATAGTTCTATATTCTACTTCCTTTTCCAAAGACACTCCAAATCTCCCCAAGATATCCATCATACCATTGAAAGGACTTAAATTGGCAAGAGTTTTACTACCAGACTTCAATGAAAAACTAAGTCTTCTGTCCATTACAATAGCACCATTCATATTAACATCAACTTCCAAATCACCTTTTATAGATCCACCAGAAGACTCTCCAGCAATACCATCTGCATTGATAATAATTTCAACATTATCAGATTGTTTATTTCTTAAATAACTATCTTTAGTTTGTTTAATCAAAGATCTGTAATGAGTTTTGGTAAAAGTTATTAAATTATCAATCTTTCTACTGATATTACCTATATCTTTACTACTTTCATATAAAGGAGCAAAGTTATCTCCAAAAGCCATATTTGTTGATTCATATTTTAGTCTAAGAATAAGAGTGACCTTGATATTATCCTTTGGTCTACCATCTTTAAATTCTCTTACTGTTACCTCTGCCCTACCATTTCTGAATATACCTGGGTCTATTTGTCTTCTCCACCCGTTTACTCTAGACTTGTTGATATCGTTGTGAGCAAATAATTCTGCGAGACAGATGGCAAATACGCCCTCCATCACATCCCCTTCATTTAATTTTGCCATGTGAAAAGAAAAAACCCCTGTCAAATATTTATGACAAGGGTTTGATTATTATGCGGTATATTGTTCAAAAACTTTTGAAATGTTTTTTGTAATGTCTACTCCACCAGTATAAGATTCTAACAAAGTTCCATCTGTTGAAGTGATAACCAAAACTGGAGTAGCAGTTACTCCATATTGTTTTGCAAGGTCCAAATTTTCTTGAGGGATAGGAAAATCACTAACATCTTCAAGGTCCACTTTTTCAATTAACTTAGTCCTATCATCAGAAAGAGCTTCAAGATATTTTTCTACAAGTCTACACGGGCCACAAGAATCTTTAGAAAAGAGATAAATTTTATTCACAGATCTCCCTCCGCACGATTTTCGGAATAGTAAACATCAAAAGAACCACCAGGATAACGCTTCTCCAGTTTCTTCACATTACGTGCAACTACGTCATCAAGGGAAACTTCAAGTGCCATACATGCTTGAGCAACGTACCACATCAGATCACCGAGTTCAATGATCATGTGTTCTTTGTTGTCTGCATTAAAAGGTTTACCTTGGAAGATCATCTTCTTGATAATCTCAAGAAACTCACCACCCTCTGCATTGATACCAACACCTGCGGTTAGGAGACGTTCAATATTTGCACCTTTCTCGTCAAGTGTAACAAGACGATCACTAAGGGCAAGGAAATCGGTAGATGCATCAGAAGTAACTGCATTTACAAACTCAGAGTACTTCTGGAAATCAACGGTTTTAGACATAGTTTTAGACATCAGAATTTAAATCCTTCGAACGATTTTTTGGGACCAGTTTTCTTTTCTTCATAAGTATACTCCTCTTCCTGTCCCGAGTCAAGTATATCTCCTTGTGCAGACTGTTCACAATCATACAGTCGCATCTTTGCACGATCAATACCAAGAACAAATCTCTTATTGACCGACAAATCATTATAACGATTCTTAAGTTGTTTCACCATAATCTGTCCAAGTTGTTCTAGTTCCTCGGTACTAATAAGGGCAAACATAAGATCAGCAGTAGCAGGGAGGCCAAAGGATTCACTAGTGTCAGTAAGGTCAACATCACTGCTGCCATAACCAGAGCGAGTGGTCTGCGTGGCAGATACGATAGGGACGTTTGCCTCAACAGCCAACCCTCGAAGCTCCTCTGCAATAGCTTTAATATACGAATATGAATTGACAGAAAGATTACCGCGATATCGTGAGGAAGCACATATATTAAGGTAATCAATGAAAATAATATCAGGTTTAAATGACTTCTTAAGTGCAAGTTCATTAAGAAGTGACTTAAAGTGTCCACTGTGAGCACTCGCTGTAGGGTACTCTTTAATTATAAGAGATCCCTGAGTCTTCTTAGAGAGATTAGTAATTTTGGTTTCAAACATCTTACGTGGAAGATTTGCGATCTCTTGGATGTTGACATTTAAAAGGTTTGCGTCAATACGTTCCGCAATTCTTTCTTCAGCCATCTCCATCGTAATGTACAAAACATTTTTACCTTGCAACAGAACGGAACTAGCCATGTGACACATGAATAGAGACTTGCCGACACCCGTTCCAGCAAGAGCAATATTGAGAGATTTATTGCAGAGTCCACCCTTTGTAATCTTGTTGAAGAATTCCAGATCAAAAGGAATCTTTTCTTCTGTTTGATGATAAAAATCATAACGACCTTCATAATCTTGGAGGTAGTCATGTCCTACGTTAGAGTCGAAACTGACTGCAAGTGCATCTGAAAGAATGGAAGGAATCGCATCCTTGGTTTTCTTCTGATCATTACCATCTACAATGGAGATGGACTCCATCAATGCAAGGTAGATAGCTTTGTCACGACACCACTTCTCAGTAGTATCAATCAACCACTGAGTATCCAAAGCAGAGTCATCTAGTTTACTTACGTACTCAGTTACTTCTTTATAAGTATTCTCATTTAGATCAGTACGATTATCAACTTCAACACGAAGGATCTCTTGGTTAGGAAGTTTATTG